ATTGACAATATTTATCTTCCTTTTGCGGCAGGTAACTTTTACACGGCACATCGAATTACTGAAGTGCAAGACATTACACAAGAAGAATATGACATTAGAGTTTCACAAGATCTGTACCGTGATCTAGGTGTCTATCGTGTTTCTGCTGAGCCTGATATGACAAAATCAGAAAAAGCAAATAACAAGATTGAAGGTAAAACTTCTGAAAGCACAAACGTTGACGGTGTAAGACGTGTATATCATATTTACACATGGCTTGAACTAGAAGAAGATAAAGTCACTAAAGGAGATCGTGCTCCTTATATTTTAATGATTGATGAGTCAGAAAGTGCAGTAGTTGGCTTATATCGTAACTGGGAGAATGGCGATGACACACTTACTAAACTTGACTGGGTTATCGAATTTAAATTTATACCTTGGAGAGGTGCTTATGCCGTGGGGCTTCCTCATCTCATTGGCGGTCTTTCTGCTGCTCTTACTGGCGCACTTCGTGCTTTATTGGATTCTGCGCACATCAATAATGCGCCTACCATGCTTAAGCTTAAAGGTGGTAAGATCTCAGGTCAGTCTCAGACAATTGATGTTACACAAGTAACAGAAATTGAAGGAGCACCAGGAGTTGATGATGTAAGAAAAATTGCAATGGCTGTTCCATTTAATCCTCCAAGTGCAATTCTTTTTCAACTTTTAGGTTGGTTAACAGATGCTGCGAAAGGTGTTGTGACCACTTCTGAAGAGAAAATTGCAGACGTCACTTCAAATGCACCAGTTGGCACCACTCAAGCACTTATTGAGCAAGGCGCCGCGGTCTTTTCATCAATTCATTCAAGACTACATGATTCTCAACGTAGAGTATTTAGAGTTATTACTCGATTAAACAAATGGTATTTAGACGAACAAAGAAAAAATGATATTATTAAGGATCTTCATGTTTCAGCTGAAGATTTTGAAACAAACAGTGATGTGATTCCTGTTTCTGACCCACATATTTTTGCAGAAAGTCAACGCTATGCTCAAATTCAAACTCTTTCCCAACGCGCTCAAGCAAATCCGGACCTTTATAACAGACTTGCAGTTGAAAAGCGTATCCTTAAGCAAATCAAGCTTCCAGACATTAATGAAGTATTGCCAGACCCTGCTCAAATCCAAGAAATGAACCCTGCGCTTGAGAATGTAGCAATGACGCTAGGAAAACCAGTTGGCGCATTTCCAAGTCAAGATCATTTGGCTCATTTCTTAACTCATTTACCTTATGCGATGGATCCATTGTACGGATCTAACCCGATTATGGCTCCAACACTTTTGCCGGCAATGCTAGAGCATTTAAAGCAACATTTAACACTATGGTACCTTACAGAAACAGACAGATATGCTTCAGATGCATTTGGAGAGCCGTATGATACGCATATTGTTAAGCCAATTATTAAAGAAGCTCAGCAAGTGATTGCAGTGGCTACACAGCATGTGCTGCAAGATGCAGGGCAAAAACTTACTCAACAGATTGGCCCTGCTATACAACAGATGTTGCAGTTAATGAAACAGATGCAAAGTCAGCAACAGCAGCCTACAGATCCTAATATTATGGCTCAAGTGAATGCTCTGACACAAACTTCAATGGCAGAAACACAGCGTAAAGCAGAACTTGACAAAGCTAACTTACAGTTAAAAGCGCAAGCACAGCAGCAAGATGCTCAAGAAAGTCATGATAAATTGGTTGCAGAACAACAAATCGAAGGCGCAAAAATCACTCACGATGTAAATATGTTAACAATTGAAAGGCAATTTGATGCACAACAGCAAATTGCTCAACATAATCAAGAAATGCAACAGCAACAAATGCAGAATATAGCAAACGCGCAACAAGCTCAACAAGAAGCAATGAAACAAGGTATTGCAAATGAAGGTGCAGCACAACAAGGTATACAACAACCTCAATAAGGAGAAGGAAATGTCTGAAGCAATTAATATGCATAAACGTATCGCCATGGGCGGTGAGCAAGAGGCAAACCACCTTAAAAAAGGTGGTAAGGTAAAGAAATATGCAAAAGGTGGTCAAGTAGCATTCGAAGGTAGCAAGTCTAAAAATCCTGCTGAAGTAACAAACCAAAAGAATGTAAACAAGATTACTGCTTACCCTGAGAAAGTTATTAAAACTCTCCCAGCTAAAGGAGTTGTAACTCCGTATGATAAAACCATCGGAAAAATCGCCACAATGAAAAAAGGTGGAGGAGCTAGAAAGATGTCAAATAGAGGCTGTTAATGGATCTAACCAATAGTTTTATTAATGAAGTAAAAAAGAAGCAGCAAGAAGTAGCAGATTCGATGGTAAATGGAAGGTTTGTCAACTTTGAAAGTTACCAAAGATATGTAGGCATATACCAAGGGCTAGCAGAAGCCTTGGACATTTTAAATAATCTTTTAGAAGAAAAGGATAGAGATGTCAAATGATATCGAGCAAACGTTAGAAGAAGCATTTCCACTTGTTGACCCATTAATGGCTCCGTATGGTGCAAGAGTTCTTATTCAATTAAGAGCAGTCAAAGAAAAAGTAACAAGTGCAGGTATTTATATACCTGAAGAAACAAAAGAAACAGAGAAGTGGAATACAATGATTGGTAAAGTGATTGCAATTGGTCCTTTAGCTTTTAGAATGAGAGAAACTATGCAACCATGGCCGGAAGGTTCTTGGGCAAGCATAGGAGACTTTGTTCGTGTTCCTAAATGGGGTGGAGATCGATGGGAAATTGATTTTGAAGATGCAAATGGTGCTAAAGGAAGAGCTTTATTTACTTTCTTTAATGACCATGAGTTAATTGGCAAAGTCACCGGTGATCCACGCGAAATTAAAGCATTCATTTAAATTTTTGAGAGGAAAATTGTATGACGCCAACAGATAAGCTGGAATTGCAAATTGCCGAGTCGGATGATGGATCCGCAACGGTTCAATTACCAGAAAATATAGAATCACCACAGAAACAAGAAACATTATCTGATGACAATGATGAACCAAATAGTTCATCAGACAATTCAGATGTCGATGAAGAACGAGAACAGATTAGAGCTGCTCGTCGTGAAGAACGAAGATTAAAGAAGCAAATTCATCGTGAAAAAGCAAAAGAATCAAACCATTTAATTACGGCATTAAAGAAACAAAACGAAATGCTTGCAGAGCGTCTTGCTCGTGTCGAGCAAAAGACCAGTGGCGCAGAACTTGCAAGAGTTGACAAAGCAATCGAAGATGCAGCAGTCGAAGTTGAATATGCAAAAATGAAAATGCAAGATGCTGTTTCAAGACAAGATGGTCAAGGTCTTACAGAAGCACAAGAACGATGGTTTGATGCAAAGCGTAAACAAGAATCTCTTCAAAGCATGAAGAAACAAGCAACAACTCAAATGTCTCAGCCTAAGCAGAATATCAATGCACCAGACCCAATGGTTCAACGACTTGCTGCAGAGTGGATGGAGAGAAATGAGTGGTACGACCCTCATGGCAAAAATGAAGAGTCTTCTATTGCGCAAGTCATTGATAAAAAACTTACAGAAGAAGGGTTTGACCCGTCTTCTGAAGATTACTGGGATGAGCTTGATGATCGTCTTAAAAAATATATACCAAGTACTGCAAAACATGAGTATAATGAGACTAAATCACGTAATCCAAGACCGAGGTCAGTTGTGACAAGTTCAGGCAGAGAATCGATGGCAAATACAAGAGGTAATGACTATGTACTTAATCCTGACCGTGTAAATGCTATTAAAGAAGCCGGAATGTGGGACAACCAAGAACTTCGTAGAAAAGCTACTCAACGATATATTGAGTGGGACCGTCAAAATAAAGTGAGGAATTAGTCATGGATGATCGTTTAAAAAAGAATTCAGTAAGAAGTCGTGAAACTCGTGCAACAATGGACGAGTCACGTGCTTCACCCGAAAGTAATTTTGCATTATCTCAGGAACGTCGTAGAATGTTCCGCGATGAGTTTCTTCAAGAAGCTTTACCTACAGCACCGGATCTTCCAGGGTTTCACACTTGCTGGTTATCTACTACACATCAATATGATCCTATTCACCGTCGTGTGAGAATTGGGTATGCCCCAGTAAAAGCCGAAGAAGTTCCAGGCTTTGAGAACTTTCGCGTAAAAGCAGGAGAAATGGAAGGCTTTGTTGCGTGTAATGAGATGGTACTTTATAAACTTCCTCTTGATATCTATCAAGCATACATGGCTGAAGTTCACCATTATGCTCCAATGGACGAGCAAGAAAAAATTAAAGTACAACAAGACCAATTGTTGAACACTAGAGATTCTAATGGCAGAAAATTAGGTGAGATTGAAGGTGACGGAATGCAGTTTGATTTATCACGACCTGCTCCTACCGCATGGTAGAAGCAGGTATATAATGTCTTTAAAAATTGCGTTAATTGCGATTTTGCTTTATAGCTTTGTAGAAAGCGCCAAAAACAAAATTTTAATTAACCATTTTTAAGGAGTATTATTTATGTCTAGCACATCCGCTCCGTTTGGTTTGCGTCCAGCGTTTCATCCAACAGGTTTGGATAGAGCTCAATGCTTACAAAACGGTATTACATCGGGTTATGCTGCGAATATTCTTAAAGGTCAACCTGTAGCTTATGTCAATGCGGCAAACGTAGGCTCAACAGGTTCCGCCAACGGAACTATTATTGCAGCACAAGCCCCAAGCTCTGCATCTACATCACAGCAGTATGCAGTTTCAGGTTCATTCCAAGGTGTTGAATTTACCGATACAACAGGTCGTCGTCGTGTAAGCAACTACTGGCCGTCAGGTACAACAGTACTAAGTGGCTCAACAACTAACGCTTATTTTTATAATGATTTAAATATCATTTATGAAATTCAAGCTGATGGTTCAATGGCACAAACATCCATTGGTAATGAGTATTTATTTACTAACATTACAAGTGGCTCAACAACAACAGGTCTTTCTACAGCAACTCTAGGTTCTGCTACTGCAGTCGGTAACGGTAACCAAGGTCAGATGCGTGTAGTAGATTTAGGTCAGGGCGTAGATAATGCTTGGGGCGATTCTTACACAGTAGTTCGTGTACAATTAGCTTCAACTAACTTCTTCGGCTTGTATACTGCAACAGTTTAATATAGGAGATAGATTATGGCAGCCCCAATGAGAAGTACGGACTTCCGTTCAATTGTAGAACCTATATTGAACGAATCTTTTGATGGAGTATACGATCAACGTTCAGACGAATGGTCTACAGTATTCCGTGAACAAGCAGGTATTCCACGTAACTACCATGAAGAACCAGTGTTATACGGTTTCGGTGCAGCTCCTCAGTTACCTGATGGCTCACCTGTAACGTACCAACAGGGTGGTGTATTGTTCTTACAGCGTTATGTTTACCAAGTGTTTGGTTTGGCATTTGCTTTAACTAGAGTGTTAGTTGAAGATGGTGACCATATCCGCTTAGGTCAGGTATACGCTAAGCACTTAGCACAATCTTTAGTAGAGACTAAAGAATTGTTATGCGCTAACATTTTGAACCGTGCATTTAACTCTTCTTATGTTGGTGGTGACGGTGTATCTTTAATTAACACAGCTCACCCGATTGCTTCAGGTACATTTAGCAATCAGTTAGCAACAGCAGCGGCTTTATCTCAAACATCTCTCGAACAGATGTTGATTCAAATCCGTCAAGCAGTTGACAACAACGGTAAAAAAATTCGCTTACAACCGCTTAAACTTGTCGTTGCCCCAGGTAACGTGTTCCAAGCTGAAGTATTGCTAAAATCTGTATTAAGAACTGGTACAGCTAACAATGACATTAACCCAATTAAGTCAATTGGTTTATTACCTGAAGGTGCTTCGGTTATCAGCCGTTTAACATCTTCAACTAACTGGTGGATTCAAACAGATGCACCAGAAGGTCTTAAGTTGTTAATGCGTCGTGCATTAGAGAAGACAATGGAAGGTGACTTCGAAACCGACTCTATGCGTTATAAGGCAACAGAACGTTATATCCCTGGATTTACTGATCCACGTTGTTTATACGGTACACCTGGAGCTTAATGTAATAAAGGGGGCGTAAAAACCCCCTCTTTTTAATTTGTCAACTTTTCATGGAGAACGACAATGCCACAATTTAGCGATGATTTATTTTTAGGCGCGGCCCAATCATTTGTTGGGACAAATACAACAAGCAATTTAGGAAATCCATCACCAATGGATTTAGGATTTGGTCCAATGGGTCGTGTTTATCTTTATGATACAACCCCTGCGGTTGGTACGGTCGCAGCTGTTTTAACAGCAAAGACTCCAACAGTAGCGACTACTTATAGCGGTACAGCATTAGCAGCGACTTCAACTACCGCTGGAACAACACAAACTACTCGTACCGATGGTACAACCGTACTACAGCTTGACTACCCTCGTGCCGTAGCTTGTACTACAGCTGCAGGTAGCCCAACTAATTCTGTAATCACAATTAGCGGTTACGATTATTACAACAACGCAATGACTGAGATTATTCAGTCAGGTACTGTAGCTTCAACACAAACTGTTGGGCGTAAAGCATTTTTCCAAATTTCTAGTGTTGCTTTTTCAGCTGCGACAGCAGTTGCTGTTTCTATTGATACTTCTAACGTGCTTGGTTTACCATGCCGTATTAGTGATACAGCATATGTTTTAAGCAATAAATTTACAGGTTCATTAGCGTTTGATTCAGGTACGCTTGTAGTTGGTTACTACGGTAATACAACTAACTATGCTACCCAATCAATTACTAACTTTACTTCGGCAACCCCAGGCGTTGCTACTGTTGCTTATTCACCTCCAAGTGGAACATTAGTTCAATTATCAGGTTCTTTAGGTACTTTAACAGGGGTTTCTTTATCTACTACTTATTGGTGGACAAACATCAATAGTACAACTGGCAAGTTATCTACTACTCAAGCTAACTATTTAGCAGGTACTTATGTTGCTACTAGTGGTACAACTATTACTTCAGGTATGAGCCTTGTACCGCAATTAACATCTACTGCCGTAACACCCGATATTCGTGGGACTTACGCCCCAGGCGGTACTTTAAATGGTAAAGCAAAATTAGTTCTTGAGTTAGGCTTAACAGCAATTCAAGTAGGTCCACAAGCAACTGCAACAGGCTTACTTGGCATAGCCCAAGCTTAATAGGAGAATTTAAATGGCAACTAGCAAATTTGACCGTGAACCAAGAATGATGACCACAGAGCCTTCTGCTGATAAATCTGGTGTTGGTATGAAAAAAGGCGGTAAAACCAAAAAGATGGCTATGGGTGGCAACCCTATGATGGCTGACCCTCGTGCTATGGCAATGTCTTCTCGTAAGCGTATGGCTATGCAACCTGCTTTATTAACTCGTAAAAAAGGTGGTGAAGTCGAATCATCTAAAGTTCATAAAGGTGAAATGCAAGAAATGCACAAGATTGAAAAAGAGCTAAAGCATCACGAAAGCATGAAAGCTAGTAAAGCGCATAAAGGCTTAAAAGATGGCGGTAAGGCTATGTACAAACCGCAAATCGGTGGCTTGTTAAGCGAAGGTAAACCGCATAGTAAGGGTAAAACAGGTGCAATAGAAGGCGCAGGTTATAAGCGTGGTGGTAAAGCAGACGGTGGTGGAACTATGAAAATGGTTCCTCGTGGTGGCGCATATTTAAAAGGTGGAGGAAAAATGGCTAAAGGCGGACAAGCATTGGCAGATAAAGGTGATGCATTTCAAACCAAAGGCACTATGAAGCCTAAAATTAATGTTCAAGATAAAGTTTCTGAAGCAAAACAAACTAAATCTTTTAGCACTAAAACAAGCGGTGTTGAAGGTGCAGGCTATAAACATGGCGGCAAGATGAAGAAATTTGCAACAGGCGGTACTGTATCACAAAACGTTGCTAATAAATATCTTAGCAGCATGAAAGATGGCGAAAAAATGCCAACCAAAAAAGGTAAAACAGGTGATATTAAGCAAAAACCTGCAGGCTATGCCGATGGTGGTCACGTTGCTATGACTTGCAAAAGCGAAGGTGGCTTTACGCAAATGAAGAAGATGTCTAAGTGTTAAAAAAATAGAGGAGAAATCCTCTATTTTGTAGTTCCCTAGTATCATTTATAGTATAGCACCAACCCTAGGAGAAATATTGTGGCACAAATTATAGCCTACACAGGTCCAACCTCAAATAACGATAACAATGCAAGAATTCAGCAATCACAACGCTCGGTAGCGTATGATGGCGTTGATAAATTGCGTGTTTCAACACCACAATCATTAATTGATACTGACTTTGAATATGGTCAACAGCCAACAAAGTGGGAGCAATTAGCATTAGAAAATAATCGTTCATCAATGTATTACATTGGTAGTGCTTCGTTGCCAATAACAACTATTACAGGTAATCAAACCAACCTTTATCAATTAGCATTAACTTTTGCATCATCACAATCATTAACCGTTGGTCAACCTTTCTTTTTAGAAGATTGCCTTGACCCAAATGCAAACGGCTGGGCATATATTGTTTCAGGCTCAGGAACATCTTGGGTTGTTCAAGTAGCTCAGCAAGTAATAACTCCTGTTTGCTACAATCCTACAGCAACTTATGTTTATGTGGGTTATTTTTATAGCCAATGCGGATTTCCTCTTGCATCAACAAGTGCTTTTTCTTTTGTTGGCTCAACCGTTACTGCAACTACATCATACCCACATGGATTGGGCGCAGGTTCTTTAATTTTTATTACAGGCACATCAGGTCCATCAACGGCAACACAAATTAATGGCGCACAAATTGTTGCAACAGTTACATCACCAACTACGTTTACATTTACAAACGTCAACGGAACACCAAGCACAACAATTACAAACTCTGCTAATAACACAACATTGTATTCAAGACCATCGGGATGGGTTGAAACTCGTGCTTATGATGGTTCTGTAAACTTTACAGCAGGTGCTGCCGTACCTAATCAACAGCTTATTCGTCAAACTAGACGATATTTCCGTTATCAATCAGGTAAAGCAATTCAATTTTCAACGGGTACAATTTTAAAACCTTATGTTCTAGAGCCGTTTTTCTATAATGGTGTCACTCTTACAAACGTAACTGCGACAGCAACAACAGGAAACTTTACTTTTACCACACAAACAGGTGTAACTACAGGTCAGACTGTTTACGTTTATGGGACAAAAACAGGTACTGCGACAGGTATAAGTGCGGGTATTTATTACACCGTAGCAACAAGTAATACAGGTCAGTTTACTTTGTCTTTAACATCAGGTGGTTCTGCTATTACAACCACATCAGGAACAACTACAGGATTAACATTTGTTGTTGCAGGAATTGCGGGTAGCACAGTTGTTGTAACAACTAAGTTTCCTCATAACTTAACTGTAACGGGAAAAATTCAAGTCGCAGGTGCTGACCAAAGTGCTTATAACGGTATTTTTGCTATATCAGGCGTGCCGAGTTTACAAAGTCTTGTATATCAAACTTTAAATTTTGCAGTCCCAACTAATTTAACGGCAACAGCCACAGGTGGTTTTTTACGTTTAAGCCCTTATTCGTGGTACGGAAGTAAAAACCGTTTGGGTTTCTTTGACCAACAAAATGGATTGTTTTTTGAATTTGACGGACAACAATTGTATTGTGTTTATAGAAACAGTATTAATCAAATATCAGGATTATCTATCGTTACAAACGGAAGCCCAAGAATACAGGGTCAAGGGACACAATTTTTATCGCAATTAACAGCAGGTGATTTTGTTGTTATCCGTGGTATGTCATATCGTGTTCTAACTGTAGTTAGCGATACTGATATGTATTTAACCACAGAGTATCGTGGCGTAACCAATAGCGTATATAGCGTAATTATTTCTAGAACAGTTGACCAAAGAATTCCACAATCACAATGGTATGACACGTTAGACGGTTCAGGAAATGGTTCTAACCTAACAGGATACAATCTTGATTTAACTCGTGTTCAAATGTTTTACATTGATTATTCTTGGTATGGTGCGGGAGTAGCACGTTTTGGTTTAAGAACAACTAACGGTGCAATTACAACTGTTTATAACTTCCAAAATAACAACGTAAACTATTCTGCTTATATGCGTTCTGGTAACTTACCATCACACTATGAGCAGTTCGGTCAAGTTCCTATCACGTACATTACTTCAAGTATTACAACTGGGAGCTCAAGCCTCAACGTAGCAAGTACGTCAGGATTTAACCCTGCAGGTGGAACAATTAAAGTTTTATCTAACGGAACATCAGGTGTTTGCGAATACATGAATTACACAGCGTTAACTGATACTTCATTTACAGGATTAACTCGTGCAGTAACAGGAGGCTTAACTTCAGCGCAGTCATTCACTTATTCTGCAACTGCGCCAGTTACCGTTGAATATTTAGCACCCGATACTTGCGCAACATTATCTCATTGGGGTTCATCCGTAGTTATGGATGGCGGATTTACACAAGACGTTTCATTATTCTTTAATTATGGTATGACATCGCCACTTGTAACTACTGCAACTACAGCTTATCCAATTATGGCTATTCGTGTTGCGCCTACAGTTGATAACGGAACAGTTGGAACATTAGGTCAAAAAGAAATTATTAATCGCTTGCAATTACAATTGCGTGAATTAGCGGTGTACACAACAAATCCATATTTAGTTCAATTTATTTTGAATGGTATTGTTTCAGGGACTAACTTTACTACATTTACTTCACCCACACAAAGCGGAACAACTACCTCTTCTATTTGTCAAGTTGCAACCAATACGAATACGGGAACTACGATTACAGGTGGTGAATCAATCGCAGCATTCTATACAAACCCAGGAGCACAAACAACTCTTGATTTAACAGCACTTTCTGCTGTAGGTAATTGTATTTTAGGTGGCGGAACAAGCAATACCGTACCGACAGGGCAGGCAGGAACTTACCCTGATGGACCTGATATTTTGTATGTGGTTGTTAATGCGTTTACGGCAACCTCATCAAATATTCAGGCTCGTATCACTTGGCAAGAATCGCAGGCTTAATATGCCATTAATTAAATCAAAATCAAAACAAGCATTTAGTAAAAATGTCGCAGCTGAAGTTAAAGCAGGCAAGCCTGTAAAACAGGCTGTTGCCATTGCATATGAAACTAAACGATCTGTTAATAAAAGAGAAGGCGGAAAACTTCCTGGTTTATGGGCAAATATTCATGCTAAGCAAGAACGTATTAAGCATGGGTCAGGAGAACATATGCGTAAGCCTGGCAGTAAAGGTGCTCCTTCAGACTATGATTTAAAACATTCGCAATCTAAAAAGCAAGGTGGTGATGTTAAACTATCAATTAAAAAAGGTGAAAAAAGACCTACTGATAAAGGGGCAGGGCTTACTGCAAAAGGAAGAGAAAAAGTTAATAGAGAAACAGGCTCACATTTAAAAGCACCACAAGCAAAAGGCCCTAGACATGATTCATTCTGTGCAAGAATGTCAGGAATGAAAGGGCCTATGAAAGATGAAAAAGGTCGACCTACTAGAAAAGCTGCTTCTTTAAAAAATTGGAATTGTAAAGACGGCGGACAGTTAAAGAAGAAACATGATATTAAGGGGTGGTAATGGCTACAAGCGGAACGGTATCTACCACAGTCATAACGGTTCAAAACTTAATAGATAGTGGTGCAAGAAGAGCTGGTAAGCTTGCTGAAGAATTAACTTCAGAACAAGTAGCTGCATCAAAACAAAGTTTATATTATTTGCTATCTAATTTAGTTAATCGTGGCATTCAGTATTGGTGTATCGAAAAAGCAGTAATTGGGTTAATTCCTAATAAGTATGAATATACTTTACCGCTTGGGTGTAATGACATTACTAATCAAAATTATCGAACTGTTACACAAAACACCACAGGTGGGTATTCAACTACAGGTAATGGTTCATATGCGTTTGATGGCGTGTATACAAACATTTGCCAATGTACTAATAACACGAGTTCAATTGGAATTAGCAATGGCACATCCAGCCCTATTTACATGTCTACAATCGGGATTCTGCCTGCTATTACAGGAACAGTTAACTATAATATACAATACTCACAAGATAATTCAACGTGGGTTACTCTGCTAACTCCTACAACCACATCATGGGTGGCAGGCACATGGATTTATAATGACCTTGACCCATCTGCATCAGCGCCTTATTGGCGTATTCTTCAAACTAGCGGCTCGAATATGGGAGTATATCAAGTAGTATTTGGCTCAAGCCCAATTGAAATTCCAATGTACCGTATGAATCGCGATGATTACACAAATTTACCTAACAAAAATTTTCCAAGTAATTATCCATTACAATTTTGGTTAAACAGAACGATTGCACAACCAACTATGGTGCTTTGGCCTACGCCACAAATATATTCACCTCAAATTGTGGCTTGGTATTCAAGATATGTACAAGACGTAGGAGCATTATCAGGTTCAATTGAAATACCACAGCGTTGGTATTTGGCAGTTCAGAACATGCTTGCACATCAAATGTCAATGGAGTTGCCACAAATTGATCCTGCAAGAATTGCTTATTGTGAACAACAGGCAGAAAAGTACTGGTTAATGGCAGAACAAGAAGAAAGAGATAAGTCGCCTATTTATTGGGCACCAAATATTAGTGTTTACACAAGGTAATTATGAAATGGTTAGATACCCGTGGCAATACTGTACTTACTATCCAAATATGCGATAGGTGCAAGATGAAGCGTGCTTATGATGATGTTCAACAAGATGAAAATATACCTGGTTTAAGAGTATGCAGATTCGGTTGTATTGACCAAAAAGACCCATACCGTTTGCCTATGCGCCAACCTGAAAAAATTGCCGTGCGTTTTCCACGCCCAGATGCTCCTGTTGCGCAAGAGCACAATAATATTATTACCGACCCTAATGGCGATAATGCATTAGCTATAACGCAAGGTAATACTCCGAATAACGGCAACTTGAATGATTTAAGCCCATGACCTATCAACAACAACCTGCTAATCCTACGATTATAAGCATAGCCCAAGCGCCAACAACCGTTAGTGCATCAACCGTTTACACAGTTCCATTAAGGTCAAGGACTATTTTACAAAACATAGATATTGTAAATACAAGTGGTTCAACTGCAACATTTGACATATATTTAGTGCCACAAAATAATTCTGCAGGCACGGCAAATGCTTTGTATTATCAATATTCGCTAACGGCAAATAATAATGTCCAATGGCGGGGACAACAAGTATTAGATTCTCAACAAACTATTCAAATAAAAGGTAGTACAACGGCAATAACTATAACAATGAGTGGGGTAACTTATGGTTATTATTAAGATTTACGTTTATAATAAACTAACTTTTAAAGGGTAATGTATGGCAGATATTCGCATATCACAACTCCCTTCAGCCCCAAGTGCTATAACGGGTTCTGAACTTGTGCCGATTGTTCAAAATGGACAAACGGTACAGACAACTGTTTACAATTTAGTTAATAGCCCAACACAAACGCAAACGTATTTAACGGTTAATAACGAATCATCGTTACCGAATAGCCGAAGAATTGGTGGCGGTACAGGCGTTGGCGTTACCGATGGTGGCGCATTAGGTCAATTACTTATTGGTTTAAATGCCGTATCGGGAAGCCTAGAAAGTGCATCTCAAGGTATTATTGTTAAGAATTCAAGCACTACGGTAACTAACCGTAGTATTGCCGTATCGGGTGCTGGTTTAAGCGTTACTAACGCAACGGGCGTAAGTGGAAACCCAACACTAGCTTTATCAGGAACTAATGCATCATTAGCTTCATTATCGGCAACTGGGTTTGTTACTATATCTGGGAGCACGCTTACTACGGCAACCATTACGGGTACAAGCAATCAAATTACAGTTACTGGTGGTGATGCTAGTTCTACACCAACGATTAGTATTGCAAACAACCCAATAATAAGTGGGACTGGCGCTATAACTATTCCAATCGGAACAACCGCACAGCGTAGCGGAACTGC